AGCACGGCCGTCACCACGTCTGCCGGTACGGCATACTCTGTGCTCGATGACGACCCGAGCGCCCCTTGCACCTCCAGCGTGTCCGTGCCAAGGAAGCGCATGGCCTGAGCCTCGGCGCCCTCGGTCAGCGCCGTCAGCAGCGCGTCGTCTGCGTCATGCGTGATGCGCAGGTACTCCTTGACGCTCTGCAAAGTCAGATACATGGAGCCTCCGTGCCGTAGCGTCGATATGCCTCGGCGTCCTCAGCGCCGATATGCTGGCGCAGCCAGGATAGATCATGGTCAGGCGTCCACCGGCCGGACGGTCGATGCCCGCTACCGATACCAGCACGCCCAGGCATGCCCTTAATGCCGATCGGCCGAGCGCCAGCAACATTGTCCATCAAGTAGGCGATGCCCTTGCGGTGCATCTGGTGCATGCGGCCCCACAAGTCCATGTCGATGTGTCCCTTACGATGCGGCGCGCGCGCGCGCTCATCGCATATCCTCAGCAGCTCATGCACAGCGCGGCCAATCACTGCGGTCTCGCACAGGCTTGCATGCGTGTTGTTGTGCATCGGTCGCCAGCACCGCGTGCGCACGTGGTAATAGGTAGCCCGCATGTACCCGACCGCTGCGCACTCGGGCCACACCTTGCGTGTCGCGTCCTCCATGCTCAAGAGGTACTGCGGCGGGTAATAGTCGTCGTCCTCGACGATCAGCACAGGACGCGCGCCCGCGCCATGCTCGATCGCGCGGCGTAGACCTAGAGCCAATAGCGCCGCCTGCGTGTTCATCCCATCCGCCCACGTCCACGGCGCGCGCACGGGATGCACGCGCCAGTTGCTCGGCAGCACGTCGGTCGCGGATAGCTCTGGCATGTCCACGTCGTGCGCAATGATCCAGTCCACCTCGCGGATGTAGGTCTGCCGGATCATGTACCAGACGCAAAGCCCAAAGGCTTCTGGCCGCCCGCCCGTAGGCGTGATGATGATCATGCGAGAGCCTCCTCTAGCGCGACGCGCGCGAAGGCTGTGCAGCGCGTCGTGCGCGTCGCGTTGACGATCGTGCATCCTGGCCGCGATGCCGCCAGCTCGCGCGCAAGTTTCGTCAACCGCGCGTCGAACCGCTCGACGCTGCCCGCGTCGCCAAGCGGTCGCGGATGCGCTCCATGCCAATGCGCCACGCGCTTGCCATCGACCACGCGCACCGCGCAATCGTAGCCAAGTAGCACCACGCGCGACGCGCCGCGCTCGGCAGCCAGCGCGATCGCCATGCCGCCAGTGAGCGACGATGCGCTGCGCACCGACACATCGGCGCGGCGGACGGCATGGGCCACGGCTCGCGGCGGCTCACACCCCGAGAGCTTCTCGGCGCCGAACTTGTCCACCACATCCTCGCCGTACACGCGCCACCATCCTAGATCCTGCGCCACCATCGCGTCGGCCCACGTCGCGATCTGGTAGCTGGTATTGCAGGCGATGGCGACGCGCCCGGCCTCCCGAGCGCGCCGCCAGTCCCTCACAAGCGCCACGTCCTCCACCGTCAGCGATGGCCCGCTGGCGATGCAGACGACAGTCGCGCCTTGCCACATCACCGGATCACCATTAGGTGTTCCAGGTGCCCCACGCCACCCCGGCCGGTCGATCGACGGACAGCGCTAGACGCTCTTCCGCGCGGATCGTGATGCGATTGCGCACAAAGTCGTCGTTGACGTAGCCCATCTCGACGCTCGCCGCCTGCCGGTCGAACAGCACGACCGCCTGCCGGAGCGCGCACACGCCCATCTCGCCGGCAGTGACCCACCGCGAGGGGATCACCGGCACCCTAAAGAGCTGCGGACCGGCGACGGTACCGGGCGGCCCGAAGAGGTACATACCGCTGTTCGTACCTTCGCGCAGGCGCTCCACAGCCGACCAGTCGATCGGATTGACGATGATCGCATCGGCCGCGAACCCGTTTTGCCACAAAGTCCAGATGGCGAGGTTAGCGCTGTCGATGATCGAGTCGTTGACATCGGTCAGCGCGACGCCAGCCTGCGTCTCCAGGCCCGCCAGGTTCGGCGCGGTGCCGTTGCCGGCAATGAGCTGCTGCTCAATGCGATCGCCCAAACCGTCCCGCAGCCTAATGTCGATGTAGGCGGCGATGGCGGCCGAGTCGTTGACGAGCTGATTCGACACCGCAATATGGTGCGCAACGGTTCGAATCGTAACGGCCAGCGGCTCAAAGCTGATCGTACTTTCCGGCTTCGCGTGCGGCAAACCGCCTGTCAGCGACTCGTTCTGCTCGGCAGCGTTGTTCGTCCACGCGGATTCGCGGATGGTCTCGATGCTGTTGGACGACACCGGGAAGACCGGGATCAGCTCGCGCACCGTCTTCGGATACACCGATCCGGGGATTACCCCCAGGCGCTGATCAGGCAATACCGTATTGCCATTGCTCGTCACGGTAGCCTTGTACAACGCAGACCCGCGCACGCCGACCGCGACGCGGCCGCGGAAGTTCGGGTCGCACGCGGCGGCCTTGTAGTGCTCAGAACCGACAAACTGCTGGCCCCAGGACATCGGCACATCCGCGCCGGCGGCATACTGCGCGCCACGCTTTTCGATCTCCGTCATCTGCGCCCGCAAAGACTTGTACTGTTCCGCCAGCGACGTGATTTCCTGCCGGATTTCGCTCGATGCCTTGCCAGTTTCTTGGACTTGGCCTTCGAGCTTTTCAAGCGCCGACTTGAATTGCGCACTGACGCGCTCAAGACCGTCGGCAATGGTCTTAGTGATTTCCTCGCTCATTTGGATAACCTCGTGTATTCGGCGAATGCGGCGTTAATTGCCGCAATAATGTCTTGCGTTTCCGACGTCGTAACGCGCTCGCCGCGAACGATGGTCCGGATTTTGGAGACAAGCGCCGTTGCCTCCGCTCTCGAAAAGGTGCCAGCATCACGCAGCACCGCCTCTATCTCCGATAGGCTTTCCGCCTCTTCAAGCGCGGATTTCACATCCGCGATTCGCGCCGCCCTATTGGCCGGCGTGCTTGTCAGACTGATTTCAAAAGGATCAATGGCCGTTAGGTGGCGGCCGTCTGCCGCCTCGCGCACTGACTTGCGGTCCCAGAATGCCCCGAAGCTGACGCCCGTCACCGTGCCATGCCGCAGCTCGGCCGCGACGTCGGCCGCCACCGAATGTCCCGGGGTCAATTCTGCCTCGAACTTCAGGCCGTAATCGTCCTCCTCGGCATACGTCACCAGCCCGATATTAGGGAGCTGGTGCTCGTAGCGCAGCGGGATGCGCTGCCCGGTCGCGAGCCAGCCGGCGAAAGCGCCACGGTCCACAATATCGCCGTGAGCATCGAGCACCCCAAAGACGCTCGCGTAGCCGCTGATTCGCACGGCGTTGTCCGCCGTCACGAACTTAAACTTGGCGTCGTCGCGCGCGATCGGTGCTGACGTGTATCGCTTCATGTCGTAGCCTCCTGCGCCTCGGCAATCGGCCTCGTAGCGCTCTGGATCATGAGTGTATCACCACCCGGCAGCGGGTGTAAGCCGTCAGCGGCTCGCACCTCATTCGGTGTGCGCTGTCCCGAGTGGATCTGCTCGCGCGCGGTCTGGGCGCGCTGCATGGGATTCATGCGCGTGATTTCGTCAAAATCGAAGCGAAAATCTACCTCGTCCCATCGCTCGGGCTGAAACATCGCCAGTTTCAACGCAAGCTCCATGCGCTCTAGCAACGGGCGGAACGTGAGCTTGTACGCTCCGTCCATAAGCTGTTCAATTCCGCTTCCCCAGCTAGTAGATTGCGAGCCGTCATTCACGAAAATAGAGTTAATGCCGTGAAAACGCGCAATATCCTGCACGGAAAACCGCCGCGATTGCAGCAATTCGGCATCCGCTGGTGAAAGCGACGTAGCTTCGTATTTCATGAAGCGGTCGAGAACAACAAGCTCGTTTCCGTCGTTTTCCTCGACTAGATCGCGAAACGATTCCCTGATTTCCTTGCGCTGCGCCTTATCGAGCTTCGCATCGACCATCAAAACGCCGGCTGGCCTCATGCCTTTTCTATATACATTCGACACCTGCCGAGCCTCGGCTTGTGCGATTCCGAGCGCGTGCGCGGCATAGGCCAGTGGCGAAAGCCCGATAAGCCCGTTGCCAAATAGCTTGACGTGCATCACCGATTCTTGCGCCAAATACGCAATATTAACGCCATCCGACCACCGATAACGGAGTGTATTTCCAACAAGCTCCGGCTCGGTTTGCGCCGCAAGCATAGGCACCAGCGAATATACGCTACCGTCGCCGCGACGATATACGCGCGCATATGCGTTGCCCTGAGTTACGAGATTAAGAAAGAGAATCTCGAAAAACTGGATGCGATCGTGAATGGCGTTTGGGCGATTGCGCAATAGCCGGATGGCCGGATCGTCGTCGTCCCTGCGCGGATACCCGCCGCGCAGGTCCAGCAGCCGCAGGGGCAAGGTGGCACATGTCTCGGTAAGCAGGCGCACGCAAGCCCACCACGCTGATACCTGCATCGCGGTATCCCACGTGACCGCCTGAGCGAGCGGAGCGACTAGGCCGGCAGGCTCGCCGCGCTGTAAGCCCTGCGCCACGCGCGGGCCGCCGCCGCCAAACCACCGGCCTAGTCTGTGCCACAAGTCTAGTGCCACGTCCGCCCTCCATCGCGCGCCGGCAAGTCGATGTAGTCCTCGGCCCGGAATACCTCTCGACCTATGTCGGTCACGCCGACCTGTAGCGCCATCACAAGCGCGATCATACCATCGATTCGGCCCGATGCCTTGAGTTTGTCGAGCTTCCGCTGGCCGGTGACATTGCTCACAACCGTAGCGTTTGCCGCGCACATGCGCAATACCGGATGCCCGCCATGTCTCACCTTGCGCTCAAGCAGGCACGCCTCGACGTATTCCAGCGCCGGCGTCATGTCCCGATACCCCTGGCCGAATGGCTTCATCACGCCGGCAAACCCAAGAGTATTCCCGAGCGCCTGTAGCTCGTCCATCCGCCAGCGGTCACACGCGATGATGCGCACGTCGTACCGCTCGCATAGCTCGGCGATACGCTCGGCGACCATCGCATATTCGACGGTGCTGCCTGGCGTCGC